CCATTCGTTAGCATATTGCAAAACGATAAAAGACAGGTATATAACATAAGCGAATAGCAAAGGGAGAATGCTTCACACGCTCGAGGATCCTAAACAAGAAAGTTCAATCTTGATAAGATGCTTCAAACAATATGTGAAATCTCACCCCATGGATATTCAGGGCTTCTCTGGTTTTGTTCGACGTACATTATCCCGTTCGGGACTTTCGGTCAAAATTCAGAGTCAGCTTATGAAGACACTTGGTGGGCTTGAGGACTATTTGGCACGATTTGATCGGCCAGATGGGACGTTCTTTCCTGAATATGTCCAGTTCTGTTTAGACGAGTCGCGTGATTTTGCCGACCGTCTAAGGGACTATTCAGAGATCTGTGGTGTAATCTGGGACTCAGCAGAGCACGCAGATCAGCTTTTGGTCTTATTCTTTCTCTCCTTGAACTCGAAATTGATCTCAGAGTTTAAGTATTGGGCTAACTTGGTGTTCACAAAGCACTTCGATAATCTTGAGCAGCCTTTATGTTCTGGGGTATTAGGAACTTTCCTAGTAACCCGAAGGCTTAGAGTGTTTCTTAATCGGATTAAAACTCCGAAAAAGAGACTTCAACCAAAGAATCTTTGTTTAATGTATTCTTTGTTCCAAGGTTTGAAGAAGGGTTTCATGCCAGGTCGGCCTGATATGATCGACAAAAGTCTTCTTGGTCACAAGAAGGCTCTAGTCGACAAGGACCCCAATGTTTCAGATGATATTCTTGATTGCTGCGATCGCGTGGCAACAGAATTGTTCCATTCTGATAACGGGTTTACTGTTCCGTCGATGTTCTCGAATTTTCATTTATTTTCGAGAAATTCAACCATCGACTCCAATTATATGAACGGTGGACTTTTAGGAGCGCTAAGAGATTTAGCGGCGGAAGAAGAGAGAAATGGATGTGTAGCGGACGATTTTTTGGTCGGGATGGTGGAGAAAGGGCTCCGGGTCATTGAGGTTAGAACAAACCTCTTTAGCTTCGGGACTCTAGTCTCTCAAAGAACTAAATTCCAAAGGGAAGAGTTCTTTAAGAAGCCATCTGCTCAGCCATACTGTATTATCGAGCCAATGAAAATCCGTATCATCACAAAGCCTAGTACATTTCAACACTTTGGTGTGAAGAGTGTGCAAAAGGCGATGTGGAGACATCTCTTCGGTCATAAATCCAATATTTTTTCTTTGATTGGATCGACCGTTGATGAATGTCAGATTGCGGAAATTCTTGCGGCTTGGCGACCTGGACGGAAATTTTGTTCTGGCGATTACTCTGGAGCTACTGACAATTTAAAAGGAGCGGTTACTGAGAGAATTACTAAAGTGATTCTCGGAGGTGCCGATCCGATTACTTATCAGTGGTGCTGGAGAACTCTCGCCCCGTCAATTATTAAATACAGTCGTTGTCACCCTAAGTATGGGAACATTCTGGATAATTGGAATTACCAGTATGAATCCCTTGGGGAACAGGAACAACGAAATGGCCAATTAATGGGATCTATTCTTTCATTCGTAATCTTGTGTGTGGCAAATTTAGCAGCCTACGTTCACTCTTTAGAGACATTTCATAATCGTCAATTTAGAGTGGAAGATCTCGTAGGTGAATATGCAGTTAAGGTGAATGGTGATGATATCCTCTTTTGTTCTGAGGAGTCATTCTACAATCACTGGAGGCAAGTCATCCAACTTTTTGGATTTGAACCATCTATCGGAAAGAATCTCTTTTCCGATGAGATCTTGCAAATAAATTCTGCACTATTTATGCCTAAGTACATGGATGTCGATAAAGATATACAACATCGTGTTCTCCCTTCTAAGCGCTGTATAGGCGCCTATTGGGTCCCATATGTGAATTATGGGTTAGTGACTACGAGAAAGAAACAGGATTGCTCCAAGGACACTAGATTGATCAGTGGAATTGGTGTTGGTCGGGACCTCACTCAACATGACCTGGATGGAATTAACCGTTTGAAAGTCTTAAAGAAGATTCAAGATACCCTATTAGAGGGGCTTCCTTCTTCTTTGTTGCCTATTGTGAATAGACAATTTTGGAGTTTTTCTAAATATCTCCAGAAGACATTCTCACGGATACCATTCTTTGAGTCAGAAGAGTGGGGCGGAATCGGTTTATCCCGTGTGGGAATTACCGATCTCGAACCCAAAAACCTAATCTACGATCAGGGGGTGAGCGTTAAGGACTATCTCTTCCGTGCTGAAAATTTAACAGCGGGAGATTTAGTACTAAGGGAATATTATTGTTCACAATTCCCAGAAGCCATCCTATTAGAACCCGAATATGATGTACTCGCAATGTATAGCAAATATTGCAAGAGTCATAGGGGAATCTATTGTCCGCGGCCTGAACGACCACAGCCAGTGAAAGAACTTCACGGTTTGGGGCTTAAATCTGAATCATATCTCATTTGCGATCTGTAAATTGTGTATATGAATTCAGTGGAGATTGTATAGTTTCGTGATGATCAAACTATGCAAGAGGTGCAATTTCATCATTATGTGTAGCTACTGGTAGTTACTCTTTAAGAGTCCAGTTTGATGCTACTTGCCTTAAGCAAGTGTATCTGAACAGCCACTAGGGATATTTAGGATTTCAGTATCCGACCTAGAACGACATAATGAACTGATGATTTTGTACCTTGGTCTCTCCGGGGTCATCGTTGGATTCGTGCATACGAGTTNAAG